CAGTCATGAGCCAATTGATTAAATAAGGAGTGCTATATGGTTATTGCACCGTGGTTAATATGGGCAATGCTGGCGCTTACGGCCGCAACAGTAATTTATACATATGTTTCAATGCGTAAAATGCAGAAGAAAAACAGGCAGTCCGCAAATCAGCTAGACGGGACCATTGCAGATGAAGGGACTTCATTTAGCGACATCGCTGGCAGTCCTCATATGTACGGAAATATTACGCATCTGTGGGGTCAGACCACGACACCGATTAAGTCAAAAGGTGGCAAATGAAAATCTATATGTCTGATCTACGAAAAGCAAAAATGTGTGCCAAAGGTGCTAGAAGTTTTGCGGGCAGGAATGGGATCGATTGGACAGACTTTCTTAAAAACGGAATCGATATCAGCAAAATTGAAAATATAGATGATGCGATGGTGCAACAAGTGGTTAAGGCGGTGAAAAATGGCTAGTCAGATTGTAGGTTATAAATATTTCACAAATTTCCTTTTGTTCATTGGTAATCCGATTGAAAAGATGCTTGGTATTAATTTTGACAAGCGTGGTTGGTTAATCCCGCTTGTCGATGAAAATGGAAACCCTTTATTACAGGGGTTTATTAACTCACCAACACTATACGGAGAGACCGAGGGTGGTGTAGCGGGGGCTGTGTATTTAAAAACTGGAACTAATGAACAAGAGGTAGTGTCATTTTATAAAGACTATATGGAGTCAAAAGAGCTTCAAGCATCCGCATACCCTTATCAGTCTTATCTTGCATTTAAAGATTTTTACGTCGGCAACTCAGGCTACATGAAAGAAATGCTGCTTTGGCCAAAGCGGATTCATGTACGTAATGATGGGCGTGAGCAGTGGTATGATTTAAAATCAGAGATAAAAAACGGAAAAAATTATGAAGCTATAATTTCGCACAATGCATTGCCTTTTGCTGGAGTAAAGAAAACAAAATATGAATCAACTTTTTCTGAATACTTTGAAAGCACAGAAGATTTCTTAAGTGATGGATTTACAGGACCAACTTTTTTGCTTGGATTTACAGGGGGTAATCCTGGATTTATTGAGGAAACGATATCAGCTAATTTCGCAACCAGTGGAAGTGTGGGTGGTCTTTGGTCTGTAACTGGAACAGTTGAGTTTTATGGTCATGATTTTAGTTTTGCGCCTGATCAGCGGTTTGTTTATTTTGGACTAGAGAATATCGTCCGTGTTACTGAAACACAAATGACTGCGGATATTGTTGCTCTTATTGATATGAGTCATGGGGGATTTTCATTCGCGTGCTCTGGACGTGGTAAAGATGGTGATACGTCGTTCGGTGGATTAGTGATCTTGTTAACTAATTTTGTAGGCAATACATATACACAGCTTATCGAATCTGACGATATAAACCCTATCCATAAAATCCGTGAAATTCTCACTGATGACACAGCGATGAATAAGTCTGAATCATCTGTGAATAATGAAAACTTCAGGAAAGCGGCGGATCGAATTTGGGGTGAAGGCTTAGGTATCTCATGGTCTATCACTGAAAAGTCATGCATTGATGCGATCAATGAACTTTGCTATCACATTGAAGCTGGCATTCGTGTTAATCGGCAAACCGGTCTTTATGAAATGGTTTTATTTCGAGACGACTGGTTTGAAGAAAATGAAATTCACACGATTCCTGAAAATAAAATCAAAAAAGACAGTATGCAGTATGAAATTACTAATGCTGATGAAGTGATTAATCAAGTCAATGTGAATTTCTATGACCGGGCTAATATCAAGAATTCATCATTTTCAATTTCTGAAAGTGGTTTGATTCAAACACTTGGTCGAGTCAATGCTGAAACAGTAGATTTTCCATATTTCATGAATATGAGAAATGCGGAAATCGTAGCGAACTGGAAATTAAAAATTCTATCAACAGGTGTTTTAAAAGGATCGTTTACAACAGGATTGCGCGAGGCTCGTAAATGGAATCGCTACGACTTAATTCGCTTGCCGTGGTCTAAGCGCTGGATCGGAACTATTTTAGTTCGCATTATGAGTATAAATCTTGGTGGCCCAACAAATAATGAAGTTTCAATTGATTTCATTGAAGTTGTACCTTCCACCGGAATGATGAATACAACCATTGTTGCCGATGATGTAATTGATAAACCACTTCCACCTCAGGCTTGTGAATATGAGCCTTTTGAACTGCCGTATTACTTAGCTGTAATGCAGCTCGGGCAGCGCAAAGTTGATGAAGAGCTTGCGTACGAAAGCAATTTTGGCTTAGTCGGGGTTGTAGCAGAACAGCCGCAGTCAAATTCACTTTATGCGGTCATGATGACAAATAACTATGACGAGTGGGTACGTGCTGGATCAATTCAATATTCATTAACTGCTGATTCAGATCAAATTATTTCAAAAAATTCAACTAGCTTTACTGTTAAGAATTGGAAAAATATTACTAATGTTCGAGTTGGCACACTTATTCAGTGTGGGAAAGAGTGGCTTACAGGGTTTGTCGAGTGGATGGTTTTTCAAGGTGTTGACCCACATACAGGTGTTGTTTCTGTCAAACGTGGCGCATTAGATACACAGCCACAAGACTGGGATTTAGGTTTAAAATTTTATTTTTGTGGAACCGATGTTGCATATGATGCAACTGAATATGTTTCTAGCGAGAAAGTTCTAGTATCTGCACTAACAACCACACCATCGGGTGTTCTTGAGCAAAAAGGTTCAAATCGAGTTGAAATGAAAGCTCGTGCAATCCGACCGTACCCGCCTGCAAATGTAAAATTTAACGGCATTTATTTTCCGGAAACACTGATTGTAACAAGCAATATTGTTTTGAATTGGGCGCATCGAAACCGATTGCAGCAAACAGGTGGTGAAATAATTGGTTGGTACGATGGTGATGTAACTGTAGAAAGTGGTGTCACTTATGCTTATGAGTTGATTTCTGAAAATGTGGTTTTGGATTCTCAGTCAAATATTTCTGCAAATACAGTGACAATTCTTGCATCTGTATTAAAACCAAATAAACCGCATACTTTAAAGCTTTGGTCTGTGCGAGACGGATATAAGTCATATCAAAAATTTGAGCACTCATTTTTCGTTGAAGCTGTTAGCTTAATCTTAACTGCAACTGCTTCGAAAGATAAGGTTGTTGGATCAACTGTTCCGGTCGCAAATATTTCAGTAAATGTAGATGAATCACTGAAAGCAAACATGAAATTTGATGGCTCAAGCATCAGCGGAAAGGCACCTGCGGGATCAACTATTACAATTGAGGTAAATGAGTAATGCCAATATATACAGGGGTTGCAGATGTAAATGGGGACTTTACAGTCCCTTTTTCATCTAATTACACAAGTGGTCAAAAGATTACAGTCACAGCGGAAAAGGATGCAGCAACAAAAACAATTGAGCTCTTTGCGCCAAGTGAGGTTACTGGCGGTGGGGGTGCAATTCAGTTTTCCGGGAATTATATAAACTTCCCGCAAAATATTGGGATTGTTACGCTTTCATCTAATATTAATGGAGATGTTGCAAATTATGCGATGATTGCTTATGACTCATATCCTTACGCTTTTCCATACCCTGCCACTGGGCTAATAATTACATCAGCAATTAATATTGGTGAGGGTTCTTTTTCGGGGTGGGGAAAAGCTACGAGTCTTGTGCTTGGTAATACGGTTAAAAATATTGGAAATAACTCTTTTGCGGGGTGGTTGCTATGTAAAACTGCGGATTTAGGCACAGGAATTAAATCAATTGGCGCAGGTGCATTTGGTAACTGGCAAGCAGCGGTATCTATCACAATTAGAGCAACAATACCTCCAATACTAGATCCTTCTGGTTTTTCTGGAATGAAATCAACAGCTAAAATATATGTTCCTGCATCTTCTTTAGCTGCTTATAAAGCAGCGGAATCATGGAGTGATATAAAAACTAGGATTTATGCAATAGCTTGATTGCTTATATTGATAGCCTTAACAGGGCTTTTTTATTGCCAAAAATAAGGGGAATGGCATGTCTGAAACGACAGGGCAAGCAATTGCTGAGGCAAGCTCAGTAGTTACTTCGGTATCAGCAAAAACAGCAGTAGGCGGATCAATAGCCGGATTATCTGGGAAGTTTTTTGGGTTAGACCCAGTCACAGCATTGGGTCTGGTTATCGCAATCTCTGGTCTACTGGTTAGCTTTATGAGTTTTTTAATCAACTGGTACTACAAGCGACAGGAAAATAAACGTGCAGATGAGTTACATCAGCTGGCACTACAAAAAGCAAAAGGGGAATGCAATGTCAAACAGAACTAAAGTCATTGTGACGATGCTGACTGCAATCAGCGCTAGTGGTATTTACTACACACAAAGCAAAGAAGGCACTGTTTTAAAACCTTATTACGACAGTGTAAAAGTCGCTACCGTCGGTACTGGTACAACAGTTTACCCAAATGGCCAGAAAGTGACAATTACAGATCCACCAATTACAAAGAAGCAAGCCACTGAATATTTGAAATTTCACATCGATAAAGATGCCAAAATTTTCAATAAAACTTTGCTTGGTGTTCCGCTTTCTCAAACTGAATATGATCTTTATATGGACTTCACATACCAATTCGGTACTGGTGCATGGTCGCAATCTTCAATGCTTCGCAATTTAAAAGCAGGGCAATACAAAGCAGCTTGTGATTCATTACTGAAATGGAAATATG